ATACCACGCCGTTGGCCGCGTCACGCTGTCGGCGTTGAATGCATATTTCAGCACGATTGTTTCGTAAGTGTTCGAGAATGGCATGTTAAAAACTCCGTATTTTCATGCGAAGACCGGAGCCTCCAAATTTTGCGCGCTCGCCGTCTGCTGTGATCCCTGCGATGGCGTTGTCATACAGCGACTTCCAGAGGCCGACGCGCTCGCCGTCCTCAAGGTATGGCGCAGCTTGCATCAATGTACCATAAAGGTAAGCGTCAGGGTAGTATGTCAGCAGCCAATTGGCGGCGTTGCTGTCGCTGAGTGCGGGCGGTCGGGCGACGTAGGCCATTTCCAGCGTGTAGCTGTCACCCGGTGTCGGGAATACTTCAATCTCACCGCCAGTCAGCGCGTAGTAGCGCGGGCGGCCAGTGCTGTTCGTGGCCAGTGAACGCATTTCCATCATGTCGTGCTGGCTGGCCAACTCAAGCTCGAATGTCGTGCCGCTGGTCAGCGACAGCCGCGTTGGCTGCAAGAAGTCAGCGGGCAGCGCGCTGTACTGGCTATCCAAGGTGGCTGTGGATCGCTTGTCCATACGCCAGTGGCGTACGTCGCGGTTTAGGCCAGCCTCTGCCAGCGAAATGAAAGACGGGATGACCGCCGTCAGGTCGTCGCGCAGCAGCCAGTCAGCGAGCGCGCTTTTCAGCTCAGTGTACGTTGTGATTGGCATGTTGGCCTCTTTTTCCTGTGTGCGTCATTGATAACACGTTTACATGTCTGAAAGTAGGCCACGCGGCTGCGGCTGCTGCTGTGGCTGCAAGCCAGCTCCGGCGATGCCAAGGCCGCCAGCGATTGCCATAGGCGCTCGCTTATTGATGAAGTCACGGATTTGATCTGTTCGAGTTACCCCGCGTTCAGCCGCCCGCTTATCTGCGGTGCGCCGGAATAGCTCCATGAACGTGCCTTGGCTCTCGTCTGCCAGACCAGTAACGTCGCCCGCGCCCATCCACAGATTGGCTTGGAATTGCGCTGGCGTCAGACCCTGCTGCGCCGCAAGACGCTGCGCCACATTTTCCAGCGACTTGTACTCTGTTGCCTTTGGCATGTCTTCCCACGCGGTTGGCATTTCTGAAAATGCGCTTGTGTCCGTGATTACACCATCCTTGGCAGCTCTTGACAGATTCACATTGGTAAATGTTTTTCCGTCCTTTGTCCGCGTTACAGTATATGCGTCCAGAGTATCCCCGTACCGCCCGCGCAGCAGCTCACGGTTTGCGGCGCTCAACTCGGCTTGACCCGACAGGAAGTCAGTGCCGCCGTCGGCCATAGCCAAGACCCGCATAAAGTGCTTGTCGGCGGCGATGTTTGTATCATCACCCAACAAGTTATTCATAAAGCCTTTGACTTTGCTGTTTGCTGACAGTTGCTTTGTGAGGGCTGCGCCCGTCAAGCCATCTGCTGCGTCCTGATCCCATAGTCCGCGCTCTGCGTTTGCCACGTTACCAGCTTGTGTGGCTTGCATTTTATGACCGTAGCCATATTTTTCCGGCATATTTGGCACGTCGATTCCCAGCGCCTCAACCGCCATGCGTGGGGTTGTTCGCGGTGTATTCTTAACCATATCAGCAACCCGAAGGCGATCCGCTGGGTCCAGCATGTAATACAGGCTGGCGTTTCGTAAGTTTGGCGGGACGGCTGACCCAGTCGATGTGTGGCCGACGGCGCTCATATATTCACGCCAGCGTGAGTCGCCCAGTTCGTCGCCCAGTTCGTCAACAAACCAATCCCGAAGCTCCTCGGTGTTGTACCAATCTTCTCCGCCCAGCTTTTGACCCTTTGACACATAATCGCGCACCCTGTCGTGAATAGGGTTGGCGGGATCGTCCAACATAGATGTCAGGCGATGCATGCGATCTGGAGCGCCGCGTGCCGGATCGTATCTTGGGTATGGTGTCGTGCGGTTTTCTGCTGCGCCAGTCCATTCGGGCCTTGAGTGTGGTGGCAGGTTGGCTGTTTCGTCCAACAACGAAATTCGTGGCCCGCCATTATCACTCGCGCCTCGCATCATGTCAAACGGAGCCGCCAGCGGGTTGCTGTAAAGTACACCCAAGTCGCCGGGCTGGTTCAATCGGCTGACTACATCCTGATATGCGCGCGATCCAGTGTCCGCCAGTGCGTTGCCAGTGCCAGTCATCGTCTCGACGACTGCGCGAGCTGCGGGCGCGCCGAATTTTGCTGCAATAGCGGCGGGGGCCAATACTCCGACGCCCTCCATCGCGCTCTCGGCATAGTCTCCACGTCCGGCGGCGTTCATGGATCGCAACGTGCCGGATACGGGGCTAATCTCATTGGCAAAGCCGAGTGCCGATCTAGTGCGATCCGTGACGCCAGTAGGGCCGAGGTAATAGTCGGCGCTGTTGCCAATGTTTCCGAGGAGACCTTGAAGCCATTTCCGACGGTTCTGACCCGCGTTAGGCGAGTTAAAATAGTCAGCCATTAGTTGCCGCCAAACGGCGACGCCCGGCGCATATGGTCAACCATTTGTGGCCGACGCTGGTCTGGCGGAAAGCTGGGAGCCGACATTTGCTGCGGCATGGGCGGAGCATAATTTGGCAGACTACGCAGCAACCAGTCAGGCATCTGCGCGGGCATTCCAGCAGGCCCAGTGTTAGGATAATTCGGCATGGGCTGCATTCCGGCAGGCCCAGTGTTAGGATAATTCGGCATGGGCTGAGTCTGGATCGGCGATGGCGCTTGCAAGCCCGCTGTGCCTGCCTGTGGCGCAATGCCAGCCATGATCGCCTCAAGGACACCCGGCAGCGTCTGTTGACGCGCCTCGTACCCAAGTGGACGAACGCCAGCCATATTCATCAGGCTGCCAGCAGCTCGCCCATATAGGCCGCCGCCTTCAAACGTATTGCCAGAATTATTCCAGCCGCCGCCGTCAATGGCATCGCGGGCCAAGCCCATTACGCCTGTGCGCATGTCGGCCTCACCGCGATCACGGGAGCCACTCGGTCGGAATACTGTATTCGCGGCAGACGAAAGAGCGCCGCCGCCTTCAAAGCGCGGGCCGGACCTACCAGCGCCGCCGCCATCAAACATATCTCGGAGCGTGGACACCGCGTTTCCGTCGTCGCCGTCGTATCCATATCCAAGCATAGGTCTCTCCAAAGAATATTGCGTCTATTTGAGGAAACCATACACGAATTATGGCCACACGGCAACGTCAGGCTATGCCTTGCAAGTTACGGCGCAATGGTGCGCCCCATGAGCCAGACTTGCCGCCCATTGCAGTTACGGCGTCACCCGCCAACGTCAGGCACACGGCGTCGGCGAGGTCGGGAGATGCCAAACCGCGTCGGCGCATCTGATCTTTGCTTTCAGCCTTCATCTTGCCGTTACTGGCGAAGCTGTAGCGGATCGCGGTCAGCTCGGCGATCAGTTGGTCGTCGTCTGGTATCTTTGACCCGCGCTGCTCAAGCCAGCCACGCATCTTAAACCACAATTCAGCGCGCAAGTTGACGTACATCTCACCCATCGACGGGCTTTCGGCCACATTTACGCCGCGCACAGGCAAATTCAGCTCCCGCAGTCGGTCAACAACGCCAGAACCCATGCCAATGACATCAACTAGGATTTGCTGGGGTCGGAGGTGGGTGGGCAGCCCGTCATACTCAGCTTTAACACGTCCGACAGTCTGCATGAGGTCCAATCCCTGCCAACTGCTGATTTCGTGGATGACGTTGCCGCGTTTCTTTGCGAGCGCCGTCTTGTCGGAGCCAAATCGAGCCACATCCAGACCCCACACTGAGGCTGCGCTATCGTCAATTTCAATGTCACGGTGAATCGCGCTCTCTGCAAGGTGAAACGGGATAATCGTGTCGTCGTCGGCTAGAGGAAATTCACCCAAGACGCGAATGCGGAATGCATTGCTATCCTCGCCGTATCGCAGCTTCATTTCGTCAACAAAGTCTTCGCTAACTAGCGGGCTTTCAACGCACGACCAGCGCCGGGTCCAGTAGCTGCCAGCAAGTCGCGTCTGGCTCTCAAAAAATGTGCCGCTGGATCGCGTCGGGTTCGATAGCATAATCGTGACGGCGTTGTGGCCAGACATTGAACCTGCGGCGGCCTCGAAAACCTTCTCAGGCACACCCGACGCCTCGTCGACAACCAGCATTACGTTGTCAGAGTGAACACCAGCCAATGCCTCTGGCGTCTCAGCCCGCGATGTACGCGCGGAGATAAATGCCTCGGCAGGGGCCGCCGTAAGCTCAATGCGGTCAGACTTCACAGTCAGCATTTGTTTAATTGCGGGCGGCAATTCGTTGACCCAACGCTTCAACTCAGCAAACAACGCATCAAATAGCTGGCCAGATGTCGGCGCAGTCACCACGACCTTATTCGGGAAACGCAGCAGCATAAACCAAAGCATAGCCCAAGACGCCGCCGTGGATTTACCCGTGCCGTGACCAGAACGTATACTGATCTTGCGCTCGCCGCTGGCCAGTGCCTCCAGAAATTCAATCTGATACGGCAGAGGCTCGACGCCCAACATCTCGCGCACAAATTTAACGGGGTCGCTGTAGTATGCCCGTGCAAACTCCTCCAGCGGATTAACGTCAGGTGTCGTCATGTTCAATCTCCGCAGCCACTGGCGTCACGTTCAACATCTCGCGACTAATTTTCTTCAGCGCGCCCAAGTGAAGCTCGCCGACGTTGATAACAACGCTATCTGTCTTCGCGGCAAAGCGATCTGGGTTATTCAGGGCTGTAAGCCATTTGCGTACGTTGACGCGCTCCTTCGCAAGTTGCACCTCCTGCGACGTAAGCTCCGCCTTGTCAGCCAATCCATCAAGGATACCCATGCTGTCCTCGGCCATCAGGTCAGCCTGAATATGCCGCGCCTCATGTAGGGCGGCGCGGTATTCTGGCGTGCCATTGATGATGCGGGACGTAAATGAGGCGCTGTAGCCAACGAGACCAGCGAGGGCCTTCATCGTGCCGCCGCCACCAATATGCTCAATCAAGAAATCAGTGCCGCCCATGTCAGCCATCTTTTTCAACAGTATCTTACGTGCGGGTCTGCCAGCCATCATGGCCTCCTGTGCCAGATTGTGTAAAATTTTTTCGACTATAGCGTGGATTTAAAGGTGGGCATAGGGGGGAGGGGGTCGGCTTATAGGTGAAAGTGGGTGTAAATGGGTGTGCCGTGTGTGAGTTTAGGGGACATTGACAGCCGCACCCGGCAAAACGTTGGCAGGGGGGGCTTTTTTGCCGCCGATCAGCGCGAATGTTGCCTAATGATTACACCCGCAGGTTGAAGATGGCGCATAATGCCCATTATGTTACATAATACCTGCAACATTATGCAATGATAACAGTGTGTTAGCTTTACGTGTCGCATATGCACGAATAAGTCCAATAATGCTGCACTTGCATTAGTCCAGTTGCTGCGTCTGCATAGGTCCAATTGACAGCCGTGCCAACGTCAGGCATCCTACGCGCGAAGCTGCGGCTTGATCGGCGTGCCTGCTCCCGCGCCTCCATGCCAACACAGGCATACTATCAAGCCGCAGTTATCAATGCATCGTTGCCATTCCATTGAGGTCTTCGACGGCCAACGTCAGCCCAACGATGACCTCCTGTCGCGTGATGCCGTCGGCCTGCAACATGGCTGCCACCTCAAGCATTGCGTCGCAGATGTCCTGCGCAAGCTCTGCGTCAACGCCACTTGCGTCTATAGTTATGCTCGTTGCCATGTATCACCTATGTCATATGCCGACACAATCGCACACCAATGTGCGCAGCGTCAACCAAAGCTGATCTCGTCCTCGATCATCGGGCCAACGCCAACTATGCGCGCATTCGGGAACGCATTAGCCACATCTGCCATCATGCCGTCTAGCCGCCCACTCAGGACGGCACACACGTCGGATAGGTGGTAAACGCTCCAACTAGGGTAGCGCGCCCTGACAGCCGCTATATCGCCGCTGACGAGGAACGCGAACACCTTGTCACCATACTGAACCACATGGCCATCAATGGCTGGCGGAACGTGGCCATCTTTGCGGGCTGTTGTGTCCATGACTTGCAGCGCCTTGCACAGGCTGGCGGCTGTGGCTTGCGTGGCCGCGTGATCCTCGGCAATCATCTGGCCGTCCAGTTCGTTCTTGAGTTGCTGATAGCGAACCGCGAATGCTGGCGGCACACAACCAGCCAACGTATCGCCCCACACGCTGACCGATGCCGCCGAGGCGCGGACGTACGGCATGACCGCCGCTGACACCAAGTGCGAGTATGGTTTGCCGTAGCTTGAGTTACCGCCGACCTTGAACGTTCCCCTATCTGCCATCGCCTTTTTAGCTGCTGCCGACTTTGGCGCGGGTTTCTTTACGTTAGCCATTGCGGTTGCCCCTTCCCTCTCTGCGAACGCTGGCGTTCTGCTGCAAACAATGCCCAGCCCATTCGACATCTGCCCAACCCAGTTTCATTGCGGCCATCTTCTCGCAACGGACCATCGTCGAGATATACCCGTCAACGTCACCTTGAGATATACCCCTGCCCGCCTTGATAGGCTCACGCTCTCGCCGCGTCCGTTCTACCATTGTCATGTGTTATTCCTTATTTGAATTTCCGTTGATATAGAAAAATGTGTTCCCCTATAGGGGGAAACACGTTTTCTATAGTAGTATCGGCGATATAGATTTTGCTATAGATTACTATAGAAACTATAGAAAACGCACGTAACCCGTTGATTTCGTTGAATGTGTTTTCTATAGCAAATCTATAGCAAGCCCCCGCCGAAAATATGCCCAAAAACGTTTTCTATAGCACTTTCTATAGTAGATCGGGCGCTTTCTATAGCATGAAACGCCCGCCCCAGATCACCATTCGTCTCACGGACAGCCGACGACATGTCTGGACATGTCCACATCATGTCCTCTCCATGCTGTCATCGACAACCTTCACCAGCCGCCGCATGCCGCGCTCATTGGTTAGCATCAACGCAAGCGCATATGCCGCCGTCGGGGAGACTGGCCGCTCGCCAGCTTCCCACCTGCGCACAGAGCGCCCGCCGTTCTTGCCCATGCTCCACTCGCTGGCTAGCGCGATCTGGCTGTACCCGATCTCGACCCGTGCGGCCCTAAATTCATCTGCTGTCATGTCTGTTCTCCATGTTGTTGGGTAAGTCATATAATTATAAATTTGTTTTAATTATATGTCTTCGGCCCATTGCGCTGCCATTGCGGCGGCGATCCCTTTGTATGTCGTACTGCGCAGCTTCCACCTATCCGCCGACGGTGGTGGGTAGTGCAGCCGCTCGCGGACGTTTTTCGGCAGCGTCATCATTTCATCGAACACGTTGTTGGTCTCCACTAACGGCGGTAGATTGTGCAGGAAAAGTCCCGTTTTCTTCTGCTCCATATGCCCAAACTGATACGGCTGCACAAATTGGGGCGCATGCATGTTGCCGAGCCTGCGCAAGACGCCGACAGGGTTTTCCATGCAGACGCGGGGAGAGGCTCGCTTCATTGCCTCCCATAGCGCAACGATCCAATCGACAGATGACAAACGTTCGTTATATTTTGGCTGCCCTTCGCCGTATGTGCTGTTGCCAGCGACGGTAAGCGCCGTGCATGGCGGGTGCGCGATGATTAAATCCCACTGCTGGGCCAGCATGTCGTAAACGTCGCCCTGATGGTGTGGACCTTCTGCATCCGTTGGTAGCAGGTCGCACGACGTGGCGTCATGGCCTTGCGCGTTAAATGCGTTACGCACTGTGCCGGAGTATTCGCAGGCTATTAAAACTTTCATTTATTATTCTCCTGTTTTGTTAAGGGGTACTAACTTCGGGAAGTGATGCCCCCGTTAAGCGCGCAACGACGCTGGCAAGTCTGCGTCTGCGTAAATGCTGTTGCCAAACATGCCGCCGAAGCAGAAACGGTTTGGCTGCATCTTCTTGGCCGCGTTCTGCGCCTTGCGGATCGTGTCAGCCTCAACTGTGCAAGCGACAAAACGGATGCGCTCTGGGTAGTCGCCGTAGCCGTGGTCGGACGTGTTGCTGTTGACGCGGCGCTCGGCGATGATGTGGTAAGTTGTCATAATTTATTCTCCAGTGTGGCGGGCTTCATTGCCCTATGAGTAACAATTAGGGCATATGGCCCTCACTGTAAACCCCCCTTTCGGCTCAATGTTGATTTTTTCCCCTCACGATGCCCGCCCCTCTTTCGTTGTGATCCATATCATGCCCTCGTTTTGCGCGAGGTATCCCATGGACAGCATGCTGGAAAGCGCGCCTGAGTATGACGCCGACGGGTTTGTCGATGTCATTTTACCCGTCGCAAAGTCACGCAGGTGGTCCGACTGTATGCACCAGAATACGCTCGGCTCAGGCCAACCAGCGCCACCTGGGTTTGACTGACCGCGACCCTCGCCGCGCAATTGCTTAAACGCTGTGACGATGGCACGTTGGTTCACCCCCGCAGGCCGCTTTTGGTTTTTGTCCGCCACGTCCTCATCGCTGGCCTTTGTGATCGTGCAGGTCGTCACGTCGTCTCCGTCTTCGTCCTGTCCCAGCGTGTGGACTTTCAGTTGGAACATGAACGGCGGCTGCGGCTCAAGGTCGCGCTGTTTGGTGGCGGTGGCCGTGCGGATCGTGCCATCAACTGCCAACTCGATCTCGGTGTCTGTTGCTGCCCTTAGACTGCTGTGGCCCCGTGCGCCTTTTGACGTGTCCTTGCCGCTGTGGTGTACCGTCATAATGTGTGCGCCAGTTGCCAGCCGCAGAACATCGACGTTCTGGATGTAGCTGCTCATGTCCACGCTGCCGTTTTCGTCGCCGCCAGCCAGCGCGCGTGACAGTGTGTCCACCACGATCAGACATGGCTTTTGTCCACATGTCCGCTCGATGT